TTACATCACTTCTTTCAGTTCTGCCATCTCCCCTTGTGTCGTATTTGTGCCGTAAGCTCCAAAAACAACGTCGATCTGCTTAGCGTGTTCCGTTAGATGATTCGGTGACAAGTGTGCATATCTGCGAACCATTTCAACTGATTCCCACCCACCCATTTCTTGTAGTGCAGAGATAGGAACGCCAGACTGAACTAACCAACTTGCCCATGTGTGCCGGAGGTCGTGAAAACGAAAGTCTTCTATTCCAGCTCGCTTGAGTGCCGATCGCCATGCCTTATTGCTATCGACTCGCATTTTGCGTAACTTCGGAGCAACTTCACCGTTAGGTCGAATGCATGAGTCCTCATGTACGAATACCCACCGGTGATGCTTACCAATCTGACCGCGAAGAACAGAGCAGGCTGTGTCGTTGAGCGCCACCCCAATTGCTCGGCCTGCTTTTGCGTCTTCTGGATGTATCCACGCCATTTTTCTCTGCATGTCTATCTGTGACCATTCCATATTTAGAATGTTTGAGCGTCGTAGACCAGTAGCCAAAGCGAAAATTACCACGCTGCGGAAATGCTCTGGCAATTCATCGAGAAGACGACGAGCTTCATCTTTAGTCAGCCAACGAATTCGACGGCCGCGCGGTGACTTGGCCTTTACTACCGGAACCGAATTTAGCCATCCCCATTCATTAGCTGCTATACGAAGTAGAGAGCGCATGAATGCCTGATGAGAATAGATGGTAGATTGCGTTACCGGTTTTGATTTGTATTCAGGAACCGGCTTTCCCTCCCTCATCAGCCTGTCACGTTGCTTCTCCCATCTTGTACGGTGCGACCGGTTCTCCATTTTAGATAATGCAGCCTGTATCCGGTCGTTAGTTATTTCTCCGATCGGAACGCCGCGAAAGTGAAGAAGAAAGAAGCCGATCTTTGATTTATCGGCATCTAGCGATCGTTTATGTGACTTTTCATTCAGCCAGCGTAAACAGGCTTCTTCGAATAGCTTAACTGGCGCTTCTCCCAGCTTCTCAGTTCGCCACATCTCTGCCTTTAGTTTGTCGTGCAACTCCTTTGCTTGCCGCTTGTCCGTTGTCCCAAGAGACTGTCTAATTCTCTTCCCACTAGGCGTAAAGAAGTCACAGTGGTAGACACCGTTTCTTTGTTTGATTGACATACAAGACCCTCATCCTGTTCGCCAACCGCATTCACGGTTTGATTGTTGATCCGTGGGCGAACTGATTCAATACAATCTGATTTCAATAGGCGGTAATCGCCACTCTTTCCATTTCTGCCAGTTCGCCCGGCACGCAATCGGCCTGACTTAATCCATGCATAACCGGTATTCAAACTAATTTTGAGGAATGAACATGCCTCCTCGAGCGTGAATATTTCCTCGTTCATCATTTATCCTTATCCGTCACTTTCATGCAGTAGCAAGACAGCACCATCCACGGCTTAAACCTGCCGCATAGTGGTGCTATCTTTGCTGAATGCTTATCGAGTAACTGGCGGTATGTGAGGTTGTTTTTTTTGCTGCGGAGTTCGGTGAGAATGGCTCTTGCCACATTGCGGATCGCGTTGTCTTGTTCTGCTGTCATGTCATGCCGCATTCCCCCAAACTTTCGATAAATCCCTAGGGCGCATCATCGATGTAGCCACATATGATTTCTCTCGGTTGATAATCTCAATGGCAAATTTCTCATCCTCCACCTGAAGGTAATAAGTAACGCCTTTCTTAGTTGGGCCATAGTCGCCGTACTTTTCCTGATGGAGATTTAGAGCAGCTTTCATAGCCGCTCTTTCTGTACGCTCTGGATTACCCTTGATGATGTGTCTCATGCATCCTCCAGCAATAAAAAAGCCGCTGGTTAGGCGGCTATTAATCTTGGTTAACTGGTAAGCACATCAGAACATGGTTAGGACGCTTTTCATGAATCAGCTTTATCCATTGTTCACATGTTTCTTTTGGCATGACTTCAGGTGTAACGGGGGGGCGTCGCAAGCATCTAATCCACAGGCGCTGACTAGAAGGATATAACCGGCTATCAGCATGGCTTATCAACCTTACGCCAGCCAGCATCATAGAGCGCCGACGCTGCTTCATAGTTCTGCCATGAGTCAGGCAATCCATCTAGCAAGCTGGTAATTTCGCTGATTTGCTTCTCTCGCTCCGCAGCCTCACGTTCCTGAGCAATTTCATTGCAAAGCTCAATGCATGGTAGACATATTGATAATCCATCTGGCCCACCTACCATATTTTCTTTGCCACAAATTCCTTTACAGAAATTGCATACATCTTCTGGCTTCGGCTCATACTTTTCGAATGCTAAAAATCCGTTAAATGCGACGGTCATCTATTTCAGCTCCCTGCTGGCGCGGACAGAACGACGCACCGCCGCCAACATATTCATTTCACGAAGTGCCAAGGCCATTGATGATGCTGTTAATCGAACGCCATACTTATTTGATTTCCCAACTGAGCGGCGCTGTTTTCTGAGTACTTTCCGGTTATAGGCATTCATAACTTCAAGCCATCGGGCTTTGCTCATATTTTTGTATGGGGAGTTTGTTCTAACCCACCGAACGCTTTGTTCTGCTGTATATGCTTTTAGCAGGTCTTTTAGATAAGTTGCCTTAGCCATTTTCGCACTCCCGCGCTGGCGCTGCTTTAATCATCTGGATGTAGCGTTCACGCATAGACTTTCTGCCATAGTCGCAATCATTAAATGCATGGAACATTGCGGCAGTTGGCTCAATCGGAACCAGCTTCCAACCATCGGGCAACTTGTAAGGCTCGCTTACAGGTTGTGCTGATGTAGGATGCAGTGAGCGAATTCCCTCTGCTATTTCTGATAATGTCGTTGAATACTCGAGTTGTGCATCATTCCCGAACTCAAACGCGCCGGTATCTGGATCGCTCTGACCGTGTTCGTTATCGTATGCATCGCGCTGATTCTCAACCCATTTAGCTGCCGCAATTATTCCATCACGATAAAATGAAATTGTTGGCTCAGGCTGTTCTGGTGTTACAGGTTGTGCGGGTGCTTCATCGCTAGGCAATGGAGGAAAGTCAGGAACAGTCACGCCAAACAATGCAGCTAGGGCGCGGTAATTCTGTTCGGAGTGATAGCGGCCTTTACAACGAACAAGCTTCTCGGCTGCCTTGATGATTTTGGTGATGTCTCCCTCATTCGTGATGGTAGCATCAGGCTGTTTAGGTAATACCGGTGCGCGGTACACAGGAAACCAGCGACCGTCATTAACATCGATATTTACATCTTCACCGTTAACGATATATGCCGTTCCCACCCTTGAGAGATCGCGTAATTCAGCGTCATCGGTGTAACCCACTGGATTCTTAGCTGCATTACGGAAAGCCAATAACTCTTGCGCTGCGCTAAGCGGCATCATGACTTCGCAATTTTCAATTTCGATGCAGCTTTTGATTTTTTTCTCTAACAGCTCAGTTGTTAACTTAGTCATTGCTCTGCTCCTCATACCAGTTAGCCCACGCAATACCATCATCACATTCAATTACACCGTCCGCGCCGCAATCCAAGCACTGGCATTTGTCTTCTGCATATAGCAATTCTGGGTTGCCGTAAGTGGTTGTGACTTCAATATTGCTTTTGCCGCATAAGTCACATTCAAGCCAATTTATGATTAGCTTTTTCTCTTTGCTGTTACTGTGCATCATTAATCCCCTTGCGAAGCTGGTCGGCGTACCACACGGTTCCTTTATGGAACTCCTTGTTATGTTTGATATCCATGCTCACAGTGTCTTTGAACAGTTCTGCATACATATCGACACCTTTTGCCATCCACTCACGGGTGAATGCGTCGGTGACTGGGGTTTCTGGCAATGCGTCAGGAATCACTTCTGAGTAAACGCGATCCATCGCTGATTCCCAGCCGTAGGCACAAGCAGAATAGCCATCGCTCTGGTAGCCGCGGTCTTCAACGCCACATCCCATGCCAAGATCGTGATATTCTGGCTGGTTATCGGGATTGATAACGCATTCAAGAGCCTGTTTCAGCCCCGCATTCTCAGCCGCCATATCCGCCAGCTTCTTCTCCAGCGCATCACGCTGCTGAACTACTGATTCGTATGTCTCTATTTGTAGGTTGTTCATCACAGATACCTCACATGATTCTTCCAGCGGTTCTGTGCCGCGCTATTCTTTACCTGCCATCCTTCGCGCGTGCATCCGTCATATGAGAAAAGAGCTACCCTTCGATTGCTGACTTTCAACCATTGACTCGGAAAGCCATTTTTATGGGCGTGGAGTAGAAGCATTTTTGCTTTACGATTTTTCATTAATATCTCCTAACCCATCCAGTCTCTGTATTCACCAGATGCAATAAGCTTTGCTCGGCGCTTGGCTGCGTCGATATGCTTTTGCTTCATTCCATTTGTTATTGAATCTAATGACTTGAGACTGATGGGGATTGTTTTCTTTGGTCGGGGTGGGATAAGTCGTTTTGCTTTTCGCTCTATCGAATAGATTCTGTCCCTGATTCCTTCTTTCTCAGCCCATTCCGTGGCTACGACTTTCACAACTTTGGTGTCTATGAGGACTTGGTAAATCTTTTTATTGAATTCAGGCAACCTCATTCCGAAATGCTCAGCCAACTCTGATCCTGTCGTTGGCCTTTTCCCGAGCATCCTAACTACGCTTTCCTTGAATCCTGTTGAGTTATGAGGCCGCCGATAGAATGCTAATCGGCGCATTTACACCTTCCATTGCTCCCCGAACTGGAAGCCTAGGTCAGACAAAACAGAATCCATTGCCTCAATGAACTCTGGAACCATCTCATCAAACTGGGTCATGGTTTCCTGATCACGTTCAAGCAACACATAGTGAAGACCTTCACGTTTCATGCGTGGGTCATAATTCGCAAAATACCAACCGCTTGCGCCTGTTACCCACATGCTGTATTGGCACTGAGCGATGTATTCCGGCTTGATAACGCCATTCACTCTGAAATCTAGATATACAGTGGTGGTGAACGGACACTTTATCTCTAGGCCGTAGCCATCAGAGCAAATCCCATCAGGGCTAGCCGCGGTGCGCAATGTTTCATCCTTGAACATGATGTTTTCAGTGCTAACATTTTTCCCTGCCATAAACTCGAATAAGGTTCTGGCTTCGGCCTCGTGCTCAGTACCCCATTCAAGTGGCTTACCGAAAATCTCTGGTGATTGACCAGTACAGACCTCGGCGACTAATTCCATTAGATAGCTTTTCTTCTTTTCTCCCCATCCTTTACCGCCGCGTCCTGTTGCTAAAACGGCATGGGCTCGAGATGCAGTGATCACTCCAAGTCGCAAGGCCTTCCAGTCCTCACCACCTTGCTCAGCGGTTAGCACATCAATCCCTGTGCGCTGTAGAATTAATTCAGGAGAAATCATGCGGCCGCCTTTTTATTAAGGAAATCGATAACCTTGTGAGCCTCTAGCTCGCTTAGTTCGGTTGCGTTTGAGAATGGTCTGCGGAAGATGGTTGCGCATAACGGCAAAAGGTCGTCATCCCAGTTCTTATTCATCTTGATAAGCAGATCCGTAATTGCTTTCACCGACTCGTCAGAGACAGGCGTGATATCTTTCTCCGGTCGTTCTTCCTTAAAATTGATACCTTCACCGCCGTCTGTGTTCACATAGTCGATTGCAGCATCTAGGCGCTCGCGGCGTGGCCAGTATTTTGCAGCCTGTTTGACTACGGTCTTGAGGATCATCTGCTCTTCATCGGTTCTCCATGGAGAGGACTTACCAGACTTAAAACCTTCAGAACGATCACGTATAGCGAAGATGTCCGCGATTCGCATTGTGTGTGTCAGATAATCGCCATCGTCAGTTTTAACTACACAGTAGGCCCCAACAATTTCTCCGCGCTCTTCAGTCGTCCCGAACTCGTTAAACTCATGAACCGGTGGCCTATCGATTGCTGTCCGCATGAATTTGTCATTTTTGCGGACGATTGATGACTGACACCACTTGATAGCACCTGACTGCTGAGCTATATGCATCAGCCCCATATAGCTTATATCCAGACATATACGACCTTTACGGGGAACCAGATAAGCAAGCTTTTGGGCTGGGTTAAGCGTGATACCAATTGCAGCAACGTTTTTTATTGCACTACATGTCGTGACAGGGCTATTAATCGCCACCCCAGCCAGGTAGTCATTGTTAGCGAAAATCTGCATGGCAAATTCTGACTCTCGCTTAAAGCTGATTGATGGTTCAGAGCAAATTTGTTCGAATTCAGGCTGAAGAGGGTTAATCAGGCCATATACCTGATTAATAACCTGCTGGTTACTCATGCTGCCTCCTGCATGTGTTTAAGCTCGATGGCTGTTTGGTACTGGCTTGCTGATTGGAGAATAGAGAATAGGGCGGTGGCTAATATTTCTGGATTGTCGCCGTGTTCAAGAGCTAGTTCTAATGCTTCGTGTGATAGCCCTGATAGATGGCTCAATGCTTTGATGATGTGATACTGCTTTGTTTCTTTTTCCCACGCCTCGGCCTGCTGGAGAACTAATTCACTGATCTGTTCGCTAGAGCCGCTGATGATTCTATTTAGCTCGATAATCACTGATGCATTCATGGTCTACCTTCCTGTCTCAACATATCGACTAGTTTGTCTAACCAGCTTTTACGAGGTGGTGGGGTGAAGCTGGCAGAGGTAAGAATGTTTTCTTTGTGATGCTGCATGCGAAGAAGATGATTTGTTGTGGTAGCACCCATGACGGTGCCACCCGCGATAGCTAATTCCATCGTGAGTACTCCTGTTTGATTGTTGGTTTCATTGCAAAACGCCTACGCTTTGCGATGAATTAGTTTGTTTAGATGGGGTATATCAACGCTTTCTGAACATCTGGCATAAGCACAAAATTGATGGGGGGATTAGTTGGTATGATTGCCGCCTATCCTAGAAGACTTGTCATATACGGACATATGAGCTTTCCCGACTTGAACATGCCACCCCCGCTCAAGTCGGGATTTTTTTTCCTGAAATTTGGCACAAAAAAACCGCATTTAAGCGGCCTTAGTGTTAGATTTCTGTTTGTTAATCTCATCAATGTTTAGCAGGCAATAAATCGCAGATTCAATGTCATTTTCCTCTAGCCCGACTGATCCTGATTTTTCTAAAGCAACTCGAGTAAGCCCAACTTCAAAAACTATAGATCCGTGTTTTGGGCCATAGCCATACAAGTGGTTCTCTCGCTGATCGCGCCAGTGTGCATAGTCTTTAGTGCCAAAATATTGCTGCTTTAGCTTTTGGCATCCTGCTGCTAAGTCTGAAATGGCATCTGATACACATTCAGCTCGCTCTCTGATTCCTTTCACATCACCAAACTTGATGATTGATAATCCATGTTTAATTTTGTCTGGGTCGAGCCCTGATTTAACAAAATTAAGTTTTTCCAAGACGCTTCGTCTTTCACCATCAAGGCGTTTCATATCCGCTTCATGCTGTTGCCGCTTTGCTCGGATTTCATTTTCAATTTCATCTTTCTTAAGAGTTAACTCTGTTAATAACATGCTTTCCTCCAGCCATAAAAAAGCCCCTAACGAGAGGGGCAAAACGTGTCATCTAACCAGAGAACAGTCATTCTCCAGTTATGAGCGGGATTGCTCATAGCAGATACTCAGTGAATACCTGCGATGTGCATTACCGTGCAAGTAGAGATAAAATTTCTTCTTCAGAGAACCCTTGTGCTCGCATTTTCTCGATAACCAGATCCCGAGCCTCAATCTTCTCTCTGGCTAATTTGTCTGCTGGAGTTTCTTCCTCGATACGCCATGGGACTAACCATTCCCGCCCAACCCTAACAGCGATAGCTTGTCTAACTTCACCATCGCACCCCTGAGTAGATTTACCTTTACCCAATCGCTTAGCTGTTGTTGGGCTTTCACAAACATGGGTAACAACTGAGTAACCACGGCCTTCTGTAAGATCGCTATTCACTGTCGTTAGCCAAACATTTTTATGCTCCAAAACCTCAGGTTTATCGCTCATTGATTAGTCCTTAATGAACTCTTCAGTAGGGAACGCCATTTTGCTTTCTAGCAGTTCAGCGTGTGTGCTTGATACGATGGCGGTGTGGTGTGGGTGCTCATTTTCAGCCAGCCACTTAATCAACGGCTTTGCCGCTTCCTCAAAGCTTGTCATTTTCTCGGTATTCATATCTATCTCCATTCTGGGTATAAAAAAGACCGCTAGGCGGCCTCAGTTTTCTATCGATTGCATTGTTGATAATTCGCGCTCAATCATTGCCGTAGTTCGAATTGCCCACGAGTCAATAATCACACCGCCCCTTATGTAAGGATGACCATCTGACACTCTAACCGCGCACTCACTATCTAGCTTGCAGCCCTTACACTTAACAAACTGGCTGCACCATTTTCGTGTGCTAGAAGTCATACGGGTAATCCTGATATTTCCTCATGTCATCATCTGGATGTTCTTCGAATTCATCTTCTTCCATCTCACCCCCCTTGTTCACCCAATAAAAAAGGCCGCCTTAGCGACCTGTTAAGTGCGTTCAGTTGTCCAGCTCACTGAATGAACGGCAGTTAATTTGAATCTTCTCTCACACTCGCCGCATTCGCATTCTTCACTTTCTGCGCCGTAGGAGTCATCGGTACTAATTAATGCCTTACACCATGGGCATTTAGCTTCATCCTCATTGTAAAAATCCAACTCATCGTATTCATCTTCTGGAATGATTCGAGCCTCAGCTTCAGCTAATCGCTTTGCATTCATTGCCTCTTGGCAATTATTGCAGCGCCATCCTCCAGAGCATCCCCAGACAGCACCTAACCCATCAATTGATCTATGGGTTGAAGCGTTATGGCGATCAACGCCACAATCAACACAAACATCATGCTTTTCACAACGAACGTAACTACCGAACTCCCTAACGTTCCCATTGCAGTGATCACATCCTTCAATCCAATACCATGAACCATCAATCTCCACTGCGTACCATGAGCGCTGTGGTGGGATGATTTCGAAGTCACATTCTTGGATACACTTGCCGCCTTTGACGATTCTCTCTCCGAAGAACTGTTTACTTCCTGATCTAACTCGATTTATTCCAGAGAAAAGGCGAGGGTCTTCAATTTTCCCTCTAATGATTTCACCTAGATATAGGTCACTCATACTTCACCTCAAATTAAGGGAATGCTCTTCCCGCGAATCTTCTGGCGCCCGTTTATCTGCGCCAATAATGAGTACCTGTACTGTCTTAACCACCTCAGGCGGCAGTGGTTCTCGTTGTACCCCTACAGCGAGAAATCGTATAAAATCGAATCACCCCTACAGTTTGAGAGTGATAAAAATGGATTTCATGGCTGGCGTTGCGCTTGGTAAGCAGATACTTGAACTTTTGAATGTAATAAAAGAAGGAAGAGATGACGCCTTAGTGAAAGAGGCGGCTGGAAATCTCTCCGCAAAGATAACTGAATTACAAATGCTTAATGTTGAGTTGTCTGGACTGTATCAGGAGGCCAGCAATGCTCAAGTGAAGCTTCGCGACGAAAATAACAAAATCAAGATGTTTATTATGCAAGCTGAGAATTACGAACTTTATACAACGGAAGGTGGTTCGACTGTGTACCGCTCGAAGGAATCTGCCGATGGCGTTATTACACCGCATTACCTTTGTGCACATTGCTTCGGCGAGCACCAGAAGTCGATACTTCAACCTAGCGTTGAAACAATAAAATCTATGAATTTCTTTGTTCACCGATGCCCCCGTTGCAAAAACGAATATCGCATGAATAAGGTTCCTCCAATAACCGATGTCCATATTCCTAAGTCAATAAAAAGTTTCAACTAAACAAGGGCTACCTCGCTGTCACACTCTCACTCTTACGGTGGCCTGCTGCGTATAGAGCGACATCAGGCAGGCAAACAGAACCTTCGTACTTGCTCACCATGCTAGTGATCGTAACCACTTCTGATTTCATGCAAGACTTACGCTTACACTGCAATACAACGCGTGATGGGGTAGGGCGATGCATAACCTCTGAACTTACCGACTCTTGGCTTTGTAACTCAGCTCTACGTGCACGACGACGAGCTGCTGAAGAACCTTTGAACTCTGTTCTGCGAGTCATAAATACCTCCTGAGTTAACTTTGGTGATGCGTTGCCAGATGCTTATCTTCTGGTTAGCTCGGAGGCCTGCAATTCATCGCATCCCAAAATTAACTTTGGTATATCTGGCTTTTCAGCCACGTAGGTGAATCCATCACCGTTGTTTAAAGAGCTCCAACTTCCTGTTGGTTAGTGCGTCCTGCCGTGTTGGTGAGTTTATATTGAACCAATAGTACATTTATCGCAAGTACCATAAGTACGAAATATGATGTTGTTAGTGTACTTTTGGGTAAAGTATTTGAAAGTTAATGATATTTATTTTGTGGGTTTTAGTCAGTGGATTAGCTGATGGGGTGTAAAGTGAGCAAAATTAGATGGTGTGGGGCAATAATCTGGATTGTAGAGGAAGCAACAAAAGAAGATTTGAGGATCTAATTGCGGAGGAAGATGTGTTGGAAAGAGGAATAATAGTCCCCTACGCTCAGATGAGGAGGGGAGCTGAAGAAAATATTCCCAGTCTTTTGACTATACCAATCGCAGCTTGGTCTCAATAGCGACGCCAATGATTTTGCAGTTACCATTAATTGGTATGAGCGGCCATGCAGGATTCAATCCCTTCAAGTATTTACTCCCACCATCAAGAATTAATTTTTTAAACGTAGCCTCATTAGCATCAGTTAACTTAGCTATAACTAAGCTTCCATTCCCCGGCTCTCTACCCGTATCTATGAGAACAAGAGTACCTTCTGGAATACTAAGACCAGTAGGGGCGGTCATTGAATCACCTTGGACTCGTAGCCAGAAGCCTGAACCGGTCACTTTCGCATCAGACTCGTACCATTCATCAATTTCTTCAATTGTGTACGGTTCACAAGCATCAGCCCATGCTCCAGCACTTACCCAACTAATGACTGGATACAAGTTTCCACGAGAATAAGGGATTGGGTTTGTAACATTACGATCGAGAGCCTGATTTCCATGCTGCAACCACATGACATCGACTCGCAAGAATTTTGCGAGTTCATTCATTTTTGCTTGGCGTGGTAAAGACTCAGCATTGAACCATTTACTCACACCTTTAGATGAAACACCCAGTGCTCGGGCAATAGCAATCCCGCGACCATGTTCATCTAATCCAGCATCTTTACAGGCCTGCGCTAGCCGCTGGGCAAACTCTTCGCGCACTTTCTCAACTTGTACCATGAGTACGATAGTAAACCACTTGCAAAACTTTCAGTTCAATCATAATCTGTACTGAAAGTACGAAAAGGATAACCTATGCAAACTCTAGACGAACCAATCAAAGGTATTGGAATTCCTGAAGTAGCTAAGGCTTGTGGAGTTAGCGAAAGAGCTGTTTATAAATGGCTTAAAAATGGCTTCCTCCCTAAGACTGAGTTTTTTGGTAAGACCAAATACGCGCAACAAATTGAAAGTATTTCAGGTGGGAAATACAGCGCATCTGAAATTTTAGACATCAGTAAGCAAAATCTACTAGCAGCATAAGCAACACCGCTCTTTCCCCAACGGACATGAAGTCCTACGTCGCTGAAAAGCGAAATCCACACAAACAAATCACTTGTGGTCATCCCACGGGCTGATCACGTCTTAATTCAATAAAGGAAATTTTAATCAATGGAACATGCAAGTTATAGCAAGCGCATCAACGAAGTGGAGACAGAACTCCGCTGCCGGATGATGCAGAAGACTAACAGAGAGTTAGCGAAGGAAGCTGGGTGGCACGAATCGAAAGTAAGCCGCTTAAATATCCGCGACATGGCAACGATGTTCGTACTGCTAGAGAAGGTATGGGAAACCAGTTTGATTCGTGAGGTAGCGCGTCAGGCTGTGGAATCGGTATTGCCACAAAAGAAAAAGTCGCCAACTGCGGTAACAGCTGACGACTCTCAGATCACTATGACTTTCTAGTACTGGATCAATTCACAGGAGTAATTATGTCATCGCTTTCAATTTTGTACAAATCAAAAGATAAAAACGGTACCGAAACGACAGTAAAGAAAACCTTTTTGGTACCGCTGTCAGAGCTGTATGTCGAACCGGGTTTTAACGTCCGTGATATCGATCAGGCTCATGTCGAAGAATTCAGAGATGCGTTTATCGATGGCGAGTATCTGCCTCCTCTCGCTGTTCAGGTTACAGAGCAGGGCGTCAAAATCATTGATGGCCATCATCGGTACTATGGCGCCAAGCTTGCGACCGAGGCAGGTCATGAGATTCCTCGACTTGAATGCAAAGACTTTGTAGGCAGCGAAGCAGATCGAATCGCATTCATGGTCACCAGTTCTCAGGGCAAGCCACTGTCTCCGCTTGAACGTGCAGCTGCTTATCAACGCCTCAGTAATCAAGGCTGGGAATCCTCGGAGATTGCCAGAAAGGTAAAACGCTCAATTGCTGATGTTGAACATCACCTCGCATTGTTGGAGGTGGGTGATGGGCTTATTGAGATGGTGAAGTCTGGAGAAGTTGCGGCAACCACTGCTGTGGCTCTTTCACGTGAGCATGGAGTGAATGCTTCATCAGTTGCCGCTGATCAGATGGTTAAGGCGAAGGCAGCTGGGAAAAAGAAACTCACTCGTTCTGATGCCATTCCGCTGTTTAGCGCTGTGAAGGCTCGTCGTCTGGTTGAGCTTTTAGTTGATGCTGAGTTTGAAAGAAACGGCGATGGCGACTATCTCGCACTTGCTATGGATACCTCTGACGAAATTAACCGAATCATTGGCGAATATCGGAAGGGGATCAGCAGCGTAGGCACGGAGGCTTAATGAATACAGCAACAGTACTTCCATTCCCTGACATGCGTTCGGGGCCACCTAGGAGCAACAGGATGGAGAACCAGAAGAATGGTTACGTCCCGTTGTACCGAAGCATCAAGAAGAAGTCATGGGCAAAAGATGTTTTCCTGCGAACGCTTTGGGACAACCTACTACTGGATGCCGCAAGAGCGCCTTATACAGCAAACTTCAAAGGTAGCCAATGGAATCTTGAGGTCGGTCAACTGGTCGTGACAGCGGCCGATTTAGGGCTGTCTCTGTGCGATAGAAAAGGAGTTCCAACAAGTCGGGACACTATTGAAAGAATGCTGTCATTTTTCGTGAAGGAAGGGATGATTTCTATCGACGGAGAGAGGCGAAAAGGGAGGGTGATAACCATCCAAAATTACGCCGAATATGCCGAAAAAATAGACAATTTACCCGCACATAATGCCGCACATTACCACGCACATAACAAACCCAGCAATGGCGCGGCTTCCGGTGGTGATGCCGCACATAAAGGCGCACATAAACCCGCACATCATGAACAAGAAGGTAATAACAATAATATTAAAAGACTATCGTCTGAGAATTCTCACGAATCCTCAAACGCTGCTCTTGAAAAGTTTCTCTCAGCTCATCCAGATGCGTTTGTTTACTCAGCCACTGGAGCCAAGTGGGGGACTCAGGAGGATGACAGGGCTAGTCGCTGGATTTACGAGAAGGTCTGCGTGGTTGATGCCTCAGCAAAAGAACCCAACTGGGCGGACTGGGCAAACGTAGTTCGACTGATGAGACAACAAGACAACCGAACGCACAAAGAGATTTGTGAGTTATTCCTCTGGGCAAACCGAGATTCGTTCTGGTGCTCAAACATCCTATCCCCAGCAGCTCTGCGGAAAAAATGGGGAACCCTATCAGCCCAGATGGGCAAACCAAACCGAAGCCAACGACCAACCGCTGATCCGGTACCACACTGGAACAGCAAAGAGTCATGGGAGGATTTCATATGACACATCGACTGATGAGCGCTATCACAAACCGAGATGGCTCTGCGCTGGCCAGAATGTCCAACCCAGCTACACAGGCAATGCAGGGTATTGTCAATCCAGATGCTGAAAACTTGGTTGATGCTCTGTTTCGCCAGCTAAAGCAGGTGTTCCCAGCCGCAAGCCAAACCAATCTGCGTAGACCTGAAGACGAGAACGCGGCAAAAAAACAGTGGATTGCTGCATTCGCTGAGAATGGAATCAGAACCAGAGAGCAGCTATCGGCAGGGATGCAACACGCCCGATCCAGTGAGTCGCCGTTCTGGCCTTCACCGGGGCAATTTATCGCATGGTGCAAACAGGGGGTTCTGAAAGCTAATGGCTTGCCAAATAGCGAGGAGCTGTATGGCCTAGTGATGGAGTACTGCGCAAACCGTGGATTGTATTCGTCACCCGAGTCCTATCCGTGGCCTAGCAATGCGGCGTACTGGATGGTGACAAAGTTATATTCGCAGATGCGCGGTAAGAACCAGTCGGAATCAGAGCTTCGCAAGAGTTGCACTGAAGAGTTGGTGATTATGGGGCGGCGTATTGAATCTGGTGAAGAAATACCAAAGCCAGTTGTTCAGTTGGAAAAGCTACACATTCCGATCAGCAATGAAGCCGGGCTACAGAAAATTGCAGATATTCGCAAAAAGCTAAACCTACCGCGCAGAGGTCAGAAATGAGCAAGTGTTGCATGTGTCACCAGCATCTCGAATACGGCGATGGCCTCACGTATCACGGATTCACATCATGTGAGACGCATTACGATGGAATGGTTGATCGCGTTGATTCTTGGCGAGCAGATGCCTTTGAAACTGACACGCAAGAGCTGCATGGAGTTGATGAGCCAGCACCAACAATAGGATGGAGATAGTCATGACAAGTCGTGAACAGTTTGAGCTTGTATGGAAAGGTTCTGAAATTAGTGACGATGACACGTTGAAACAGATTGCTTGGGCTTTCTGGAAAGCAAGCCGCGAGGCGGTGGAGGTGGAGCTGCCTCCGGCAATCAATACCGAAGAAATAGGCAGGGCCATCTCAAAAGAAAGAACTATGACCCGCCTTGCGTTGGCTGGCATCAAGGTTATCAAAGGAGAAAAAAAGAATGGCTAAATCTACAGACGTACACGACCTGTTAACCGCGTATCAAAAACAGGCTCGAAAAATACCTGCAAAGGGTGTTTATGCCTCAAGACGGCGTCAGATTGAAGTACAGGCGGCTCACGCACGCAAGGTTATGCGCAAGCGTCGCCGATCAGTCGGCAAGTCAAACAAGCTAGGTTTTCGCTTAACGGCGGAAATACGCGTAGCACTGATTTGCGATATGAATTTCTGGGCGTTGGTATGCCGCTCTAACCGACAGAATGGCATCAAGGTTAAGGGGGAGTGATGAAACTGGCGTTTCAAATTTTATGCTGGGGTGGTGGTATTGCTGCTCTGCTATTTATCGCGGGATTAGCTGTAGAATCAGACCGCAAAGACTGCGAGGAACGGATAGCTAAAGAGCTAAACACAACTGCTGTTTACATAAACAATCACTGCATGGTCAAAGGTTACGGACGAGCAGACGGGAGGTAGTTATGACCAAAAAGGTTTTCTATCTGAGAACCGAGCAAATCAGAAGTCACGCCATCGAACAAATCAGAAATCTCCCTCTAGACCAATCCAAGCCATACGAAATCGAACTATCTCCCCCAAAGCGCACACTTTCTCAGAATCGGAAAATGTGGCCACTCTTGCATGACCTAGCTCAGCAGGTTGTTTGGTATGGACAGAAGTACGACGAAGATGATTGGAAAGACCTCATTACCGCGCTGGTAGCCAAGACCAAAAAAGAAGAGCAGCGAACCGCACCGGGTATCGGCGGCGGCGTTGTCATGTTTGGTCAGCGCACAAGCAAGATGAGAGTAAGTGAGATGATTGATGTTATCGAGGCTATCTACTGGTTCGGCTCGGAGCAGAGCGTGAAGTTTAGTGAAGAGTCATCAGCGGTAATGCGGTGGGCTCAACAACACAACAGGAGTTCAGCCGCATGAGAAAACTACCACGTAACTTCGGATGGGACAGGCATAAGCTAGCCACGCTCACATACGAAGAATTAGAAAGACTTGAAGCAGATGTGAAAGAGAGCCATGAGTGCAGGAATGGGATTTATATCTATGATGCCGCGGGAAGAAAGAAACTGGATGCATTGAGTTGGGCTGTTTACTACAAGAACAAGGCGGACAGAGCTGCCGACCCCGAGCCACCGGAGGCAGCATGAAGAAAGCAGTTATTTCATATGCAATCGCATACTGCATAGCGAGTACACAGAAAAAATCGGCAAAGATTGGATTATGGGAATCAGCGCCAAAAACATTTACTGACCATTACAACAGGAATGAACCATGGCGGGATAAGAAAAGAAAACCATGGAGGTGCAGATGAAACGAACGTGGTTTACACACGACCCCATGACCACAGAAGAAGCTAATCAACTACTCGATAGATACAAAAACAACGGAGTGCAGGCCACTAAATCACTATCAGCAGACAATCGTCACTGGTTCGTTCAAGCACTTCTCCCTGAATCAAATTACCTACCTAATTCAAAAATACAGACATCCAAAATCTGGAGATAGACATGGCTAACCTTCGGAAAGAAGCCCAAGGCCGAGAATGCCAAGTGCGGTTGCCCGGCATATGTAACGGCAATAGCGAAACGGTAGTACTAGCTCATTATCGAATGGCTGGATTGTGCGGCGTAGGGATGAAGCCTAACGACTTATTCGGCGCTTGGGCATGCTCTGCATGTCACGATGAAATAGACCGCAGAACAAGGCGCACAGACGCTGGTGAAGCGCATATGGCACATCTTGAGGGCGTAATACGGACTCAGTCGGCGCTGATTGCAGAGGGAAAGCTAAAACTATGAGGGAATACCGGCTAACGCTGCCGTACCCGCCGAGCCTGAATACCTACTGGCGACACGCAAGGCAACGGCACTACATCAGCGAGAAAGGCACAAAATACCGACAAAACATTATCACCATCATCCAGCAACAAAACCTCGATATTCACACCACCTCCAGACTCAAATTCTCAATCACTGCCCACGTACCAGACAAACGCCGTCGCGACTTAGACAACCTGCAAAAGGCCGTCTTTGATTCGCTTGTGCATGCTGGATTCATGGAAGACGACGAGCAGATTGATGATTTCAGGGTAAGGCGCGGTGAGATGGTGAAGGGCGGAAAGCTGGAAGTGGTCATCACCGAACTGGAGGGCGCGTGATTAAACCAGAACACAACAAGCAGGCGGCTAGCATCATCAGCACCGTGTTCATGATGCCTAGCTTACGGTTCCTACGTCGATCGCTTCGGGCTCGTTATTGCTACGCATTGATACAGGGCGATCGCTATTTGGCTTTGGCTGATAAGGGGAAGCTATGAATGCTGAAATCCGAACCATACCCGACATGCTAGTTGACACATTCGGCAATCAGAGCGAGCTAGCATGACGCTTACACATCAACAGAGAAACCATATCCAAATATCTCAACGACAAACAGGCCAAGCAGCACGCCATAGTAAACGGTGTATTCATGACAGCTCGCGGGGATTGTGGGAAGAACAGGTGGGGTAAGCGATGAACATAGAAAGCACGGTTAAGTTCCATTCACCGAAATCTACTCAGATCAGCGATTCCCCTCGCGCAACAGCATCAGACGCTTTAACTAACACTGATGTCATGTGCGCTTTGGGGATGGTGCAGAGTAGAGCACCACTCGGATTTGCTGCCTTCAACGGGAAAATGAACATCAGCGAAAACGATAAAAAACGCTCGGTACAGTTACTCACTCAATACGGACTCAAGCACTGCGATAAGGTTGCCGCCTTACGCAAGCTTGATATGAATATTAAGGTGAAGGTCGTGCAAACGCTCGCAAAGTTTGCATACAAAGACTATTGCCGCTCTGCCGCCGGAACCGAACAGTGCGAATGCTGCAAAGGTGCGCGAGTTATCAGGGCGAAGGCCATGGTCATGAAACACGCCGGATGTGGAAAGACACCTCCGAAGTATGCGGAGGAGGTTACCAATACGATGTGCCCGAAGTGCAACGGAAAGGGTGAGGTATCCGTAGCATGTTGCAAATGCAACGGGCGCGGTGAAGCCGTTAATCGCGAAGAGACGGAGCGGCAGGGTGTGCCAGTGAAACATACCTGTAAGCAATGCTCAGGCCGTGGCTATGAACGCATACCGGCACAAAAGGCATTTAGGGCTATATGCGCTCACACTGATGCAATATCAGCGACAGTATGGGATAAGGCAATAAAGCCATTCTACGAGCAACTCATCACAGAACTGCTTTCATCTGAAGAGGGGGCGAATCGCGAACTTGCGAAAGTTACCAACTAAATTGAAGCAAGTTTCAGTCCGGTAACGATTGCTGCTTGCAAAATGCAGAAAACTAGAATAATCTACCTCTAACACTAGAAATCCGTGAAGATGTTTAACGTGGGTTTCAAGAAAGGCTGGCTTAATCGCTGGCCTTTTTGCTTTCTGGATAACCGGTGCGACGCCAGAAAAACAATCGCACAGTGGGTAAGTTCGTCTCATTGACTGCTATCCCCACCTAACCGGCTGGAAGGTCGGTATCAATTTCAAGCCCTGAGTTAATAGCTCGGGGCTTTCTTGCATTTAGCGTCATCCAAAACCAACCAACCGCACTCACACATTCCTTGTCTGGCATGGATACGGGTGACGCTATTCCCTAATTAATTACACAGCGCCTAACCCTACGGGGAGGTGAGACGATGCTACGTATGGACAAAATAACAACAGGTATTTCCTACGGAGCGTCAGGCGGTAGCGCCTTATTCTGGCTTAAACAACTCCTTGATGGCTTCTCACCTGAACAGTGGGCAGCGTTTGGCGTTCTTGGAAGCCTGCTATTTGGCCTCCTGACGTTTCTAACGAATCTCTACTTCAAGGTAAAAGAAGACCGGCGCAAAGCCTCAAGGGGTGAGTAATGAATCCATCCTTGAGAAATAAAATCGCCTCGGCTATCGGTGGCGGTGCCATTGCAATCGCAACGGTAATGCTAAGCGGTAACGGTGGTTTAGAGGGGCGAGAGTACGTTCCCTACAAAGATGTGGTAGGAATAATTACAGTCTGCGATGGTCATACCGGCAATGACATCATAATCAACAAGCGATATTCAGATGCAGAGTGTGATGCGCTGACCAAGGCTGACTTAGAGCGGATCGCTAAACAGGTCAATCCGAGCATCAAAGTTAAAACCACAGAAACGCAGCTCGCCGCCATCTACTCATTTTCCTACAACGTTGGTGCTAACGCCTTCATCAAGTCCACAATGCTTAAAAAGCTCAACGCCGGTGACTATGCCGGAGCATGTGATGAGCTCAAACGCTGGGTATATGCCGGTGGCAAGAAGTGGAAAGGCTTGATGAATCGACGCGACGTTGAATATGAGGTTTGCACCTGGAGTCAGAGATGAGCAAGTTAACCACTGTATTGCTGACCCTGTTGGTATTGCTTGTAGTAGGTATTGGTGTCCTCTGGCACAACAACGGAAAGTTGAACCAGACAGTTAGCGATCTGGACGCCAGCCAGAAGAGCGCGGCGGCCATCACTAAAAACGTCCTGACAACTGTCACTCTATTCAACCAAATCTCCGAGGCCAACCAGAATGCAAAAGCTCAGGACGCATTGGAGTCACAGAGAGCCGAGAATGACATCAAGGCTGCTGTTGCGAATGATGATTGCGCTAATCGTCTTATTCCTGCTGATGCAGTTAAGCGGCTGCGGGAATACGCGGACGGTATACGTTCAGGCTCCAATAATTCCGCTACCTTCTAATCTGACTGCTGAAACACCGAAACCAAAAGTGCCGAACTCAATGTCATGGTCAGATAGCCTTCTACTGAAAACGCGGCTTTATTCAGCATTAGAGCAGTGCAATCTGGATAAGGCCGCGATCAGGAAAATCGAATTATCAAGAACCTCTCAGTAATGCCCATGCCGATTTACCTGTTTTTTAGAAACCAGTGATAGGATGCTGATACTACAGGTGATATGAGACCGGGTGAGCGCAATGATTACGGTAAGCGAAGTATATGATGCAGGTAGTAAGTATTTCGAGGGTGGGAATTTCTTTGTCGAGATACGCAAAATGGCATCCGATTCGTTCACGAGACCATCGTTGATGGGCAGGCGCAGACCGAAAGCCATTTTCTTCAGCGTAATTTGGAAGAAATCTCAGTACCAGAATTGTTAGGCTTTGGGTCAACTGAGGAACCTAAGTTCAAGGAAATCTAACCGCCTCAGGGCGGTGTTTTTACAGGGCCCATCGATACGCTCATGTTAGGTCATATCCACTTTCGAGGATAAAATAAAAATATCCCCGATCGCGGATAAAGAGGTGCCAATGTCCGATACCTACAAAATCACGATCACCACCACATCGAAAGAAACCTTCACTGGCCTCATGAAGCGTAGCCAGCCCGAAATCATTAACGGTTTCGTAGCGCTGGCGACCGATACAGGCGAGTGGCGTTATTTTCGACCGGATAGCGTGGAGCAGTTCCACTTTGTGCCGGTGGTAGAAGTTATTATGAATGTTGGAACACAATAAATTTAGATAAAGTCATGATTTAATGCATTTATTTTGATTATGAAAGTTTTATTATTTCATATATTCCTCAATAATTGGGAAAAAAGGTGCGGCAATACTTACGTGTGCACCTAAAGATTTGATAAATGCAGCGTAAGAAAATTTAAAACTTTCTACACTTTGCCTTTCGCGAAGTTGTCGTATTGTTGGCGATATTCTTTCGAAATCTCTAGGTGGAACGTTATCTTTAAGAGTTAACTCCATGTCATCTATTTTGCGAAGATAACTGATGTCGTTGACAAATGAGGCATTAGAAAAATTGTTATAATTACTTCGTTCTAGGTATGCCCCAATATTCATGTTCCTTGCCTGTAGCCCACTAAAATCGTTGTGGTCAGAATCGATTAAAATCACTCCACAGGATTTATCACCTTCTAAGATATCTTTTGACCTGCTCATATAATGCTCCACATATGATGAATGGCAAATCATACACAAAAGGTATGTATGACAGATTAATAGCAAAAAAATAATACTCTACTAAGGAGTAGACATGGCACTCACAGACAAACAAGAAATGTTCTGTCGCGAGTACCTCATCGATTTAAATGCCACACAAGCGGCTATTCGGGCGGGGTACAGCGAAAAGACTGCAAACCGTACCGCGTCCGAAAACATGTCAAAACCTGACATTCAATCTAGGATTGCCGAACTGAAAGCCCAACGCAATGATCTGGTTGGCATTAATGCGACCTATGTCTTAAAGAGGCTCGTTGAAATCGACCAAATGGACGTTCTCGATATCCTTACCGACTCAGGGGAACTGAAAGCGGTCAGAGATTGGCCTCTGACATGGCGAACTACGCTATCCGGCATGGAAGTCATGGAGATGGCATCTGACGGTGGCACCGCCGCGCTGCTTAAGAAAATAAAATGGCCTGACAAGGTTAAGAACCTTGAGTTGCTTGGTAAGCACATTGCTGTACAGGCATTCCGTGAGCAGGTTAAAAACGAACATGATGTTGTTGGAACTCTATCTGAAATGATGGACGAGCTTAGCAAGGGGGCGTGATGCTTAAGCCAGAACACCTAGCTATGCTCAAGAACAAACACTGGCGACTAAACAACCTCTACTGGATCACCGATAAAGAAGGTAAGCCAGTACGTTTCAAGATGACGTCGGAACAGCTTGAATACTTCGAAGGTATCCACACTCGCAACATCATCCTGAAAGCTCGACAGCTTGGTTTCACTACTGAGGTATGCATCATTCAGTTGGATGCAGCCTTGTTCGAGTCTGCCAAGTGCGCGTTGATTGCCCACACTTTGAATGACGCCAAGCGCCTGTTTAGAGAGAAGGTTAAATATGCATATGACCGGTTACCCAATGAGATAAAGGCGGCTAATCCTGCAAGCAATGATGCGGCGGGCGAGCTGGTGTTTCGCAAGGGCGGATCACTCTACGTCTCCACCTCATTCCGTGGCGGCACACTGCGTTACCTTCATGTGTCCGAGTTCGGGAAGATATGCGCAAAGTATCCAGATAAGGCTCGTGAGATTGTCACTGGTGCGTTTGAAGCGGTATCCACTGATTGCTTCACTACAATCGAGAGCACCGCAGAGGGGCGCGCTGGTTACTTCTTTGACTACTGTCAGACGGCAGAGAAAGCGGCGATACAGAAGAAAGCATTATCTAACCTCGACTGGAAGTTCTTCTTCTTCTCATGGTGGAAGAATCCACTCTATGCCATTGACCCAGTAGAGCCGCTACCAGAACGGCTATGCGAATACTTTGCTGAGCTACAGGGTAAGTACGGGATAGCGCTGAATGAGCGCCAGAAAGCGTGGTATCTCGCGAAAGAGAAAACGCTGGGCGACGACATGAAGCGTGAATATCCTTCGATACCCTCTGAGGCATTCCAACAGTCAGTTGAAGGCGCGTATTACGCCAAACAATTCCGCTGGCTGTACGAGAATGGCCGAATCGGCAAGCTACCAGACAACTCACACCTACCGGTTCACACGTTCTGGGATATCGGCGTGGGCGACTCCACGGCAATCTGGTTCGTGCGTGAAGTTGGTGGGGAGTTTCATGTCATCGACTACTACGAGAACTCTGGCGAAGGTCTGAGGCACTACATGAAGGTGTTGAAGGATAAAGGCTACGAGTACGGCGAACACTGGGGCCCGCATGACATTGATAACCGTGAGTTTGGCTCTGATGCGAAGTCTCGCCGCGAGTTGGCCAGAGAGGGCTATGAGATTGATGGTCAGATGTACACGATGACATTCAAAGTTGTGCCAAAGGTTGGTGTTGATACCGGTATTGAATCAGTCCGTGAAATCCTACCGCGCTGCGTCTTCGATGAAGATAAGTGCTCTGAAGGCATATCTCACCTGGAAGGTTACCGCAAAGAATGGGATGACAAGCGCGGATGCTGGAAAGATAAGCCACTTCATGACTTCACCTCACACGGTTCCGACGGATTCCGTTATTTCGCAGTAGCGAAGAACAACCATAAGAAAGTCGGATCCTTCTTCTTCTAAGGAGTGCTCAGTGAGCGAAAACAAAGACGAGTTTGAAATGCTCGTAAATTCCATCACTGAGACGGTGAGGAATCGAATGCTCTACGCCACAGGAGGCATGAGCGGAAATACAAAGCGAACGAATATCTGGGAAGAGTTTGGCTATCCGAGAAACCCAACTTTCCGTGACTACTACAGCGCATACGACCGCAACGCTGTAGCGCATGCAGCAGTACACCGCACTCTTGATGATTGTTGGTCAGATAACCCAACGATTGTTGAGGGTGAGCCTAGCAACGAGAACAAGGTTGATACCGCGTGGGAGAAGCAGGTAACCAAGCTGCTCAAACGTTACTGGGCAAAGATTAAAGATGCAGACCGCCGGAACTTGGTAGGCCACTACTCAGCGCTAATCATTCAAGTGAGTGACAATAAAGACTGGAATGAGCCGGTAGATGTATCTGAAGTCAAAAAGACGAAAGATGGCGCGCTGAAAAATCTAATCCCAGTATGGGAGAAGCAACTCACAGTATCAGAATGGGATAGCGATCAACGGTCACCGAACTACGGCAAGCCGAAGATGTACAACTTCGATGAGCGGCCAATTGGTAGTGATGAGATTCAAGGGCCGGTTAAGTCTCTGCGAATTCATCCAGATCGCGTTATCATCCTTTGTGAAGGCTCAGAAGACGACAACATCCTATCAGGCGTTCCACTACTTAAAGCTGGATATAACAAGCTTCTTGACCTAGAGAAGACTTCAGGCGGCAGCGCAGAAGGATTCCTGAAGAATGCCAGTCGCCAGATAAGCATTGAGTTTGATGCTGCTACCGAGATGGAGCACATCTCAAAGCTAGCAAAAGACGCCGGATACAAAGACCTCGGCGAGGCGATGAGCGATAAGGTTAACAAGCTCAACCGTGGTACTGACTCTGCAGCGGTGATGCAGGCTGGCAAGATGAATGTGCTAGCAGTGACACCGGGCGACCCAACGGCGACATGGACAGTTACCGCGAACGAGTTTTCAGCCTCCATACGCTGCCCGTTCACCATCTTATTTGGACAGCAGACAGGACGACTCGCATCTAGCGAAGATAAAGAGGACTGGGCTAACCGATGTAATGGACGCCGCTGGGGATTCCAGACGCAGTACGTTACCAATCTCATCGAGCGCCTATGGGCGATTGGAGTAATTGACCCGCCGAAAGGTGGAGAAGTTACGCTGGTATGGTCTGACAAGCTTGCGCCTAGCGAAAAGGACAAGATTGAGAACATGAAGGCAATGGCTGATGTGGCAGATAAAACACGAAGCGCTTTCGGCACTCCAGCAGTGACTGAGAATGAAGTTCGTGCCGTTGGTGAGCTCGACCCAATCAAGGTATCCGATGAGCCTACTGGTGCCGATGAGTCAGCAAAGAGCCAGATAGACCCGCTAACAGGTGAGGAAGATGGCAACACAACGACCGCCAAATCCGGTGATACCTCGCAACAAGTCTGATCCGACTCAATCCTACCGAGCAGTAAACAAGATGTACCGCGACATTGAGCAGCGCTACTACGACATTAAGGCGGCGTTAAAGCGGCTATTCGATGAGAGGCTAACTGGTAGGGAGCGGGAAACAAACGGTGAACAGGGATTTATTCTCTGCACCAACGAAGGCCAGCCTGACACGCTATATCAAGTAAACGCAGGTACCTACATCTACGACATGACGGCTCAGCAACTCGCTGACCTACTGGAGCGGATGCAGCTAATTCTTGATGACTACCTGCTAGAAGGTGGGAGCAACAACCTTTGGGCTCTGGATTACGTAGCTACTGAGTTTGAACGAGGTACACAGAGCGCCTACACCAACCTATCTGCACAATCTCAAGTCTACGCACAGCAAACCACTATGCAGGCTCTCCTGTCGTCTCCTGCTTATCAGAATCAGGTAGCAGCGGCGTATGTATCAACGTATAGCGACTGGAAAGGAATTAGTGATGCTGCGCGTGCCGACTTAGCCAATGTGATTTCAGATGCTATCGGGCGAGGTGTTAACCCGCGCGAGACCGCAAGGATAATCAGTAAGCGGCTTGATGTGTCGATGGGTAAGGCCAAGACCATTGCACAGACTGAGCAGGTTGGCGCGTTGCGTGAAGCTCAGTGGATGGAAACGGATTTCGCCGCGGATAGGTTAGGACTGAAAACCAAACTGCTTTGGTTATCTGCACTAAAGGCCACCACGCGAAGTTGGCATGCCTCACGGCATGGACGAACCTACACAACAGAAGAGGTGAGGGCGTTCTATTCCGAAGGCGGCAACCGCTATAACTGTTATTGCTCTCAGATACCAGTGTTAGTCAATGACGACGGCAGTGTATTCAATGAGGGATTGGTAGATAAGTTGGCAGCAGAGCGCAAGCAGTGGACGAAAGCAGAAGCAGCTTAATGTATAATCATTGCAATCTAATGGCGAGATTAAAGGACAGGTTGTTATGCTAAAAGACAGCGAAATAGATTTCGATAAAACCTCTCAGGAGGTGGCAGATATGATTGCTGATGCGCTCGCTAATTTTGCAGATGAGATACGGCAAGACCCGAAGAAAATTTATGATAGTGAGTGGTCATGGGCTGATGTTAATGCCAGCAAGAAATTAACCATTGATTATCTGGATATAAAATTTAAGTAGAAATATCAAGTAAAACAGGTCGCTCAGGCGGCCTTTTTTATTGCCTGAAATCCACCAATGAGGACGCAACGTGAAGCTTTCGAGTATTCATGTAAAATCCCTCGCCATCAACTCCGCAAATATCTCAACTGAAACCATCGACGGTGACGAGCATATCGTCATTCGCGGCGTTGTGCCTGTCGTTGACGATGTTGTGATGAATGGCGGGTTGTATCCGGCTGAGGAAATTAACAAAAGCTTTAAAACACTCGAAGGCAACCAAATGCCTTTGGGCCATCCAAAAATTGGCGGCGAGTACGTCAGTGCTAATAACCCGCGAGCGGTAAACAAATTCCACGTAGGCGCATGGGCTGAGAATGTCCGCAAAGATGGCGATCGCGTCGTCATGGATATGTTCATCAACAAGCGATTCGCATCGGCTACCGATAACGGTAAGCGGGTTTTAGAGCGCCTTGATGAGTTGGCAAATAATGCCGACGCCAAGCCTATTCACGTATCTACAGGCTTGTTGCTACAACGTGAAAAGAATAGCGGCAAGTCAAAAGGCAAGAAGTACACGTGGGTGGCTCGCAACATGCTATTCGACCATGTGGCCATCTTGCTTGATGAGCAGGGCGCTGCGACGCCGGATGATGGCGTGGGGATCTTTGTTAACGCAAGCAACGAAAAACAAGACGTTGATATTGAACATGTGAATCTGTCAGAAGCCGCTGATTATCGAGGCTCAAGTCTGGTAGATAACATCAAATTTCACCTGTTTGCGAACTCAGACCTCTCTTTCGATGACATCAGTAGCCGCCTGTATGAACTGATTAACCAGAACTCGACGTCTGAAACGCGCCGCTGGATACATGCAATTTGGACTGACAAGTTCGTATTCCACGAAGGCAGCAAATCCTATCAGCAAAAGTATCTCATCTCAGACGAGCAGGTGACTCTCGTCGGTGACCCCGTAGAAGTCGTGCGCAAACCAACCGAGTACGAAGAAGTAAAAACCACAAATAAGGAACTAAACCCGATGAAAGAAAAGATGATCGCCGCGCTCAATGTCGCGGGCGTTAAAACCGACGGGCTGACAGACGATCAGGTCTGGGATGCCTACAACGAGCAAATGAAGCCAGCGGCAACCGCTATTAATGAAGATGCTATTACGGCGGCAGTGACTAAGGCGGTGGGGCCACTAAACGAAAAGCTGGCAAATCTTGAAACCCAACTATCGGCAAACGCTGACAAAGAAAAGTCAGATAAGCGTGCAGCGGTAAAGGCTAAGTTTTCTCTTGAGGACGTTGCCGTTAACGCATTAGACGGTGCCGCTCTGGACGGTCTGTATGCCCAGTGCCAGACATCATCCCCAATCAATCCGGCGTTCAACTTCAATAGCGCTGATACCTCAATTTCTGACATGCCGGAGTAAATAAAAATGGCTAAAGACGGAAAGCACGTAATACACGCCGGTGGCGTATTCCCTAACCCGGTTCTCAATCGAGAAGGTGCAGCGGCAGCGGCCACGAAACCAGGCACTATCGGTGCATTCGTTACTGGTAAGTTCACCGCATCGGTAGATGGTAACGAAGAGGCGATCCTATATGTCGCTGATTACGATTATCTGCGCTGCCAAACAGTCGACGACGCAATCCCTGTTGGTGAATTAGTCGTTGGCATCCAGCCAATGCAAGGGATGTTCCTGAACGTCCGCGCCGCCGCCGGAACGTATAAAAAAGGCCAGCCGCTCTCAATTGCTGATGGGCAGGTAAAAGCACACGCAAGCGGTGAATCTATCCGCGCATTCGTCGAAGAAGACAAAGCATACACAACTGCCGCGGGTGATCTGCTGCGTGTCGTGATTAAGTAAGGAGAGCCTGAATGTTTGTATTCTCTAAAAAGCTGGGTGAAGAGACCGGCAACTACGAAGTTAACCAGCTTCAATTTAATGAACTGAAGACCGCCCGAGCGCAGGGTGCACAGGCAGCAGCAGACTTTATTGGCCGTAGTCGTGGTATCCGTGAAGATGCTGGTCGTTTAGATGCAGCTAATGCCGTAGATGACATTAAGCGTTTATACCGTGCTTATGACCAAACAGTTCTGGAGCAGTTTGAGCCTAATACTGAATTCACTTTGCTGAATGACCTGATCCCACTGTCGCGTTCTGTCCGCTTGGAAGAGTCGGTGTATGAATACGCTCGCACCGGCGGACGTGGTTGGGCTCATACCTCAATGTCTGGTCAGATTGGTGCAGCGTTGGATGCCCGCGCCTACAGCTTTGATGGAACGATGGTTCCAGTGCATGACTCTGGTTTTAAGTTCCATTGGCGTGATCCAATCTTCAATAAAGGCTCTGCGCTGGCCTCTCTGTCAGATGCTCAGGCAGGTTCTGTTGATGATGTCCGCCGCCAGTACGTGGATTACATGTTCAACGGCTTCCGTGACTCCGAAGGTAATTATGTGACCTTTGATGGCAAAACATGGAAAGGCCTGAAGAATGATGATCGCGTTGGTCTGGTTGATTTGGGCGCATCTGGCCTGAACATTGACTTTACCTCTCCTACTGCGACTTCTGAGCAGATCCGTAATGCTGCGATTAAGCTGCGCGACACGCTGAAAATCACAAACAGCATGTATGCACAGCAAACTTGGTATGTATCCAGTGACATCATGTCTAACTTGGAGCGCTTCTTCAGCGATAACTACCAATCAGGCACCATTCTTCAGGAATTGCTCAAACTGTCTGGTATTGCGGCAATCAAAGAAGATGCTCAGCTTACTGGGAACCAGATCCTGATTGTTCCATTGGGCGCTGGTGTTATTGCTCCGGTTGTTGGTCAGGCAATCGGCACCGTTGCGGATCCACGTCCGTTCTACAACTCAGATTATATCTGGCGTACTTGGGGCGCTATGGGCTTGATGGTTAAGCAGGACATCAACCTGAAACATGGCGTTATCTACGCACACAGCTAAGGGGCTTTCTAATGGCACTAGTTAAAGTGGTTAGCAATAACCTGTTCTCTGGTGCCAACCTCCAGAAATTGGCGGTTGGTTCACAGGTGAATGTTGATAATTCAACAGCAGAAAAATGGGAGAAGTCCGGATTGGTGGAAGTTCTTGAGAAGCAGACCTTTGAGGTTGCAACTCCTGCGGAGGGTGCTGATGCTCAGACCGAGCAGACCGAGCAGACCGAGCAGACCGAGCAGACCGAGCAGACCGAGAAGCCAGCAAACACGAAAAAGGCTAAGTAACCATGGCAAACCCAATTACAGCTGATGATGTTAAAGCCTTCCTCGCTGAGTTGGGCTATTCCATCCCAGACTCGCTATTAACACCGATCCTTTGTCGGGTTAACTCAATCATCGACTGCATGAATGAGGCAGGGTATGACGATTGCACACAGCAGCTAATCCTGATGTATGCCGCTGCTCTTATGTCCGCCTCATCCGGTGCCAGAAAGATTAAATCTCAGTCTGCACCTTCTGGCGCTAGTCGCTCATTTGAGTATGGCGATGATGCAATATCATGGCTTAGAAGCTCCCTGTCATCGCTTGATACGAATGGCTGTGCCAACACGTTACCCATTACCGCTGGTAGCACGGTTGGCTTTTTTGATGTGGTTGGAGGTTGCTAATGCCATCGATACCAGCAGACCAGCGTCTGCCTAAGCCATTCGTAGTTGTGTGGGCCACTACCGACAGCGGTAGAAAGGTTACGGCATACGTTAAGAGCAATGGTGATTGGGTGGTCAACTGCCCAAAGGTTGCGGCTGGGAATCCAACTATTGTGGGGTGGCGAGAATGACAGCGACAGCCAACTGGAGCTATACGGCGGAGGCCACAATCTGGCGTAGCATCGGAACTGATGAGTGGAATAAGCCATCATTCGCCGCACCTTTCACTATTGCATGCGACTATGGGGGCGACTCTAAACGCGGTAACGCTGATGTTGGCCGTGAGTTCGTAGTGAAAGATACCGTCTGGACTGAGTACGCTGAAGCCAAAGAGGGTGACTACCTGCTGATCGGAGTATCGACTGAGGCCAACCCTATCGACGCCGGTGCCGATGAGATTAAGCACATCATTCGCTATGCGGACACATTTGATCGCGTTGCTGATGATTATGCATTGATAACCGGAGTCTGATATGGGCGTTAAGGTGAAGGGTATCGCTAAGGCAAAAGCCAATATGAGTAGGCTTATTGGTGATATTCAGGGGAAAAAGGCTGTTCGGGCGGTGTACTCTGGCCTTTATGTGGGCATGGAGCTAACCGCGCTCTACACTCCGATCGGTGATACGTCAAATCTGATAAACAGCAGATATTCATTCGTTGATGTAAAGGGAACTAAGTTGATCGGCGAGGCTGGGTATACCGCTGGTTATGCACAGTACGTACACGACCCTAACGTTAAGCAAAATTTCAGGCGCTCCACGGCTAAGAAGGAATTCCTAAAGCTGTCATTTGAGGAATCTCGGTCAAGGATTGATGCTGTGATGAAAAAGGAAATGAGCCTATGAGCACACCAGTTTTCATTAAGTTTCGCGAATGGTTGGAGGATGCTGGGCTAACTGACGGATACAAAGTGCAGATGGTGCAGTGGGTAGAGCAGAAGAGTGACACTGGGAACATGAAGTACATGATATTTCAGCCAAATGGTGGCACCCCACGCGTTAAAGACCTGAGTGCTGATGATAATGTTCAGGTTGTTCTCGTTAGCGCTAAGAATGACGCTCAGACTGTAGTTCAGCGTGCACAGGACATTCTAGATCATGTGACAGACAGCCCTGAGGACTCTTGCCTAAATTCAGTCTTCAATCTCGGCGGGATGCCAACGCCAATACCTACGGAAGAGGGAAGAACGGTCATCAGACTTTTGTTCCGCTGCACAGCATAACCAAATTCAAAACTAACAGGCTGCCTTATGGTGGCCTTTTTTATTTCCAACAAAAGAGGTAAGTCACCATGGCAGATTGCCAGAATGATTACGGGAAGTTAATTGGCCGCGTCGCTATTCTGCGTCTTGCCGAAGGCTGCCCAGATACAGTCCCAGAACAATCAGAGTTCGTGCGCATGGGCGCTCTGACCACCAAGTCAATCGACTATTCAATGAACACTGTTACTTCTGAGGCTGATGACACGAAGGGTCTGGTTGAGAACCTTGTTACCAATATGGATCTGACGATCAGCTTTGACGGCGAGTGGCGTAAGCGCGATAAGCCAACTGACTTTGGCCCAATCAAACTATCCAAGGAGCTATTGGCAGAAACCAAATCTGGCCGCCAGCCTACTTACTGGGTTCAGTTTGATTTCACCGGTGAAGACGCCGTAGTTCTCCAAGGCTATATGGCTGCGACTTCATGGTCTGGCGAGTTCGGGGCATCTGACATCGCAACTTATTCCGGCGAATTCAAGGTGGCTGACGCTGATACTGTCGAATATCTGGAAGAAGAAGTTCCTGTTACGGGTGTAACTGTCACTCCGACCAGTGGAAGTGTTGCCGTTGGCGCAACGACCACATTTACGGTAGATGTAGCCCCTGCTGGCGCAACCAACAAAGCCTACACGGTAACGTCATCAGCTCCATCAAAGGCGACGGCAACACTTTCTGGAACCACGGTAACCGTAACAGGCGTGGCTGCTGGTACGGCAAACATCACTGTCACCACAACCGACGGCGCAAAGTCTGCGGTTTACGCGGCAACAGTAACTGCTTAGTAAGCACTACAGAGGGTATCGGTGATGCCCTCGATACTGCTCACAAGGAATTCACATGACCCCGATCACCGACATTGGCGAAATGCTTATTTCAGACCGTGAGAGGGACTATTTCTTTCGGCCATCTCTCGTTGCTATGGCAAGAATTGGATCGCCGTCTGAAATCGTCGCTGCGCACGCAACCATGAATGGATTTGAGGTTTTTAGGCTAATTTCACAAGCCTCTGATGCATGGGGGAAAGTCCCTGAATGGCTGTTAAAAACAATAAAGACTCCCGTATATGGCCGCCCCGTCTTGGCTACAGCGATGAGCATAATGCAGGCGTGCTGTGACGATGATTTAACCTTGCTGATTGGAGAGTGGAGACCCGGTAAAAAAGGTGTCGTCTACCGCAAAGGGAAGATGGGGATCGGGGAGATAATCATCATTGCGCGTGAGCTAATCGAGCATGGTGTTATCGGTAAGGCCAAACTAAGAAAGCTACAAAAGCATGAAAGCAAAGATGAGTATTCATCAGAGTTTCGAGTGGTCGATTATATAAATGCGGCGCGGGCTCATTTCAACATGCCTAGAAGCGAAGCTGAACAGCTAACCATGACAGAGTTCCAGCTCATGCTTAAAGCTAAGTATCCAGAAGAGAAAGGATTCACGAAGGAAGAGTATGACGCGGTGATCGACGCGGATGATAAACGAACGGCTGAATTGCTTTCTGGTCGCCGCAGATTGGTCAAGTCTAAGAAGTTACCGGCTAAGGCCGCTTAATGTCACAACCTGCTCCGGCAGGTTTTTTTATGTCTGGAGATCGTAATGGCAAGCGAGCAGGAAGTCGGGAATATCGTCTACACCGTCCAATTGGATGTTGCAAAGCTCATTAGCGAGCAACAGAAAGTTAACGATCGCCTGGATAAGATGAACAGCCAGTTTGAGAAGACTGGCGAGACGGTAGACAACACAAGTAAATCATTCGCGTCGCTTACAAAGATAGCTGGCGCATTAACTGCGGCACTTTCAGTTTCAGCAGTGGCTCAGTATGCAGATGCATGGACGTCCTTAAATAACAAACTAGCTAACTCAGTTAGAGCAGGGGAAAGCCTTGTAGGGGTCACTGAGCGAGTATTCAACATAACTCAAGCTACGAGGTCTAGCCTTGATGCGACGGCATCACTATATGCAAGATTAGAAAGGGCGACCCGAGAATATGGAACCAGTGCTGGCGATCTTGCTAAGTTAACCACAATCATAAATCAGGGATTTGTAGTTTCAGGCGCAACAGCACAAGAGGCTGAAAACGCAATTATTCAGTTATCTCAGGGCTTAGCCTCCGGCGCGTTACGCGGAGAAGAGTTCAACTCTGTTAACGAGCAAGGCAACAGGCTGATAGTTGCTTTGGCAGATTCTTTAGGCGTTACAACTGGTGAGATGCGTAGCCTAGCTGCTCAGGGCAAATTAACCACTGATGTTGTTGTTAATGGCTTACTGTCTCAGGGCAATAAAATTGGTAGCGAATTTGCACAAACAACAACGACTATCTCTCAGGCTCTTCAGGTCGCAGGAAACAATATCACCAAGTTTTTTGGGGAGTCATCTTCAGTCAAAACTGGTGTGTCTATATTCAATGATGTCGTAATTACGTTAAGTCAGAATATAGATGTTTTGTCAGGCGCGTTAACTATCGCGGCGGGCGTTATGGGCTCTCGCTACGTTGGTGCTCTTTACTTGGCCACTAAGGCAAAAGTTACTGACGCCGCTGCTACCGTTAATCAGCAGGTTCAAGAATACAAAGCCGCAAAAGCTGTTATGGCTTCCGCTCAAGCTGAAATAGCTAACGCTCAGGCTATAAAAGCATCGGAACAAGCTAAAGCAAGGGCATTGGCAACACAATCTGCAGTTAATCGCCAGCTCGGCCTGAATGTAAGTTACCAGCAAGAATATGCAGCGATCCAATCAAAGATTATTGCTGCTGACAATGCAGAGGCTGCGGCTAAAACTAGGTTGGCCGCGGCAACAACGCAAGCATCAGTAGCCACTAGAACTTATGCAAGTGCAGTCTCTCTTGCGAAAGGTGCTCTTGGATTAGTTGGTGGACCGGCAGGCGCCGCCATGCTAGCTGGGGCGGCTATTTTCTATTATTACCAGCAGGCACAACAAGCCAAGCAAGAGAGCATTGCGTTCGCCGATTCTCTCGACGCGGTCATTTCCAAAATGAAGGAGATGAACAGCACTCAGCTAGGTGCCGAGATAGCAAAGGCAGAAATATCGATTATCAACCAGAAGGATGCCATCGTTGATTTGCAAGCTGAAATGGACAACCTTCAACAGAAGAAGGCTTTCATTGAACAAGCTGCAAATATCCGAGGTGCAGAGTCGGTTGCAGAGGATTACGCAAGCATTCAGCGCGACATCGATATACAAGCAGGTAAGGTAGATGCCGCCGAAACAAAACTAAGTCAGACCATCAGTAAAACAGGCATTCTTCGTGCTCAATTAAATGGGACACTTCAAAGCGGCATTGAGCTTCTGAAGCGAGACGGCGAAGAGGCCGGTATTGCTGCGGGAATGATGAATCATTTGGGTAATTCTTTAGATTTCGCTAGTCGAGCTAAAGACAAATTCAATTCATCAAGTATTCAAATCCCCGTAAGCAAAGAGGCTGATAAATTTAATTCTCAGCTAGAACAGCAAAATGAGTTGCTATCGATTACGGATAAAAGACTTAGGGCAGTAACCAAGGCAAGAATGGAAGCAGAGAGCCGAGGTGGCAACGTTAATCAGGTTAACACCGCAGGCGATCTTGCAGGAAAACAATACGATCTGGAGAAAGCTGAGTCTGAGAGAGGTCAGACAACGAAGAATACTGCTAAAGCAGAATCCCAAGCAGAGCAGGCCGAGAAGAAAAGAGTCAAAACACTTCAAGACCTCTCCAATGAGATAGAAGTTGCAGCATTGAAGTCGAAGGGATTGAACAGGGAGGCTGCGCAATTAGCAGCAGTTCAGGAACTTGGCGCTGGAGCTACTCAGGCTCAAATCCAACAGGCCCAACAACAAGCTGGACAAATATTTGATATACAGCAGCAGGCAGCAGATAAGAAAGCCGCTATAGATGCTGACTCGGCAGCAAAAGCCAAACAACAGCGTGACTTGGATAATGCTCAACTTGATCGGCAGCTTAAAGCCGGTGACGTCACGTTTGAGCAATCTCAACAACGCCGCGCTCAAATTGCTGCGGATTACTCCAAGGCGATTGCCAATGCCAGCTCTCAAGCGGTAGTCACACCTCAGCAGCAACTCGCCGGACAGGTTGATCCGGTGCAGCAACTTGCAAATGAGAATGCGCAAAAGCTTGCTCTTATTAAAGAGTATACAGCTCAGCGTGTAATCACCGAGGAGCAGGGGCTAGCGCTGATGAATGCTGCTAACACTGAGTATGAAGCTCAAAGAACGGCAGCACAGTGGCAGTTGCTGAGTCAGCAAGGGTTGGGCTATGACATGTTAACCAGCGCTGTAGATGCCTTCGCTGGTAATGCATCAAACGCAATCACCGGGCTTCTCACAGGAACAATGTCAGTCTCTGACGCGATGCGTTCGCTTGGTAGCACGATACTGAATAGCGTTATCAACTCGCTGGTTCAGGTTGGTGTTGAAGCGCTCAAAAACTTCATTGTCGGTCAGACGATGGGTACGGCGGCCACTGCTGCATCAGTAGGGCAAGCTGCGGTTGTCGCTTCTGCTTGGGCTCCTGCGGCTGCAATGACATCGCTTGCAACCTTAGGCGCAAACTCCGTCCCAGCTGCTGCTGCGATAACAAGCACAGTCGGGTTATCCAGCGGGCTGGCATTGGCCGGTATGCGTAAAAATGGTGGGCCAGTATCTGCTGGTTCTATGTATAGGGTTGGTGAGGGCGGCGAGCCCGAGCTTCTGCAATCTGGCGGCAAGAACTACATGATCCCCGGTGACGGCGGGAAAGTGATTAGCAATGCTGACCTACAGACCGGTGGCGGTGGAAATATACAGGTGTCAGTAGTCTTCAATGATTACACATCTGGAAGCCATTCATTCGACGCCCAGACATCGCAAGATGGAAACAATCTCACCATTCAGGCATTTGTGATGGACATGGATAACAAAGGGCCTATGCAGCAGGCGATAACCCGCAATACCACAGCAACTTCACGCGCCACGGGGGGCTAAGATGGCTATTCCATATCCTGACTGGCTGCCGCTGGCGCAGAAGTCTGATAAGAGTCCGGCGACAGATACAGGATTCAGAACAGACCAACCTTTGGTTGGTGCGCCAATCTTCCAGAAATTAACCGACGACCTGAAGACGTCATTCTCTCTCAAGTGGATATTCACGTTCACACAGCACCGCGCCTTTATGCAGTGGCTGCGCAGCCCGAACTATCTCGATAACTGTAACCAGTGGTTCTCAATGCGCCTGAACAATGGCACCGGAGACACTGGTATTGAGGTGCAGGAGCTACATTTCACCGCGTGGCCAACGTGGAACCAGACGGGAAATATTTTTACGTGGTCGGGAAGTGTCATCTGTCGGAAGCTAAATAACGCTGATGATGAGTTCGACGACATCATTGTCGAGCTTCCACCTCCGTGGGGCAGTTGGCTGGATATTATCGTCACTGGCTATCCTGATGACCGTGACCCTGAATCATTACCGAGGGTGCCATAGTGCCAACACTGCGAGAGTATCGGGCCCAGCGCCCGAACAGGATAATCTACGAGACTATTGAGTTTCATCATGTTTCGTTTGGCAGTTTCTATCTAGTCAACAACCAAGTCTTCCCGAAAACGCTCGGCGGCGTGGAGTATAAGCCATGTAGATTCGAGCTTTCGGAGAGCCAGCAAAGCAGCACGCCAATCATCGATTCAACGATTAAGTTCAGTCGTTTGGCTCAGGACTTCAAGCAACAGTTGAAGGTCTGGCGTTCGTATAGCCGAATTGAGCCTATCACGGTTACCTATCGGCTGTTTGACTCTAAATACATGACAACGGCGATCAAAGAATGGCAGTTGTACGTCAAAGACTGCTCGCTTGATGCTGATAACGTCAACGTCTCACTATCAATGACAAACCCGCTCAATACTAACGTGGCCTTACTGTATGACCCAGCAGATTGGCCCGGTCTCGAAATCGGATAAACCATGACTAAATCTGACTTTATCAAACGGATGATCGGCATTCCGTGGGCTAACCGCGCCTGCTCGATGGAAGCCTGTGACTGCTGGGGACTTGTAGCGCTGTATTACCGGCATGTGCTTGGCAAAGAAGTGCATCACAAGGCTGGATATGAAAGTAACCGTGATTTCCTTACCTGCTACAGAGAAGAAGTGGTGTTTTGGCAGCGGGAGAAAGTACCCGTCGAGGATGGCATTTTTGTTGGCTACGTGGGGCGCAGAGCGGAGCATGTGGGTTTAGTGCTCAACGGCATGGCATTACATAGCCGAGGACTTAACGGATCGGTGAGGCTCGACAAACTGCGCGTAATGGAAAAGGTGTTCACTAAAGTGGAGTTTTATTCGTATGGCACTTCTAGAAATCCAGCACTTGCCCGGAGTGCCGAAGGAGAGAATTGAGCTGGCCAACGGCTCTAACTTTTACACTTGGTTGGAGCAGCAAGCATTTGATAGGGATATTGCGATCGTCATCAATGGGTGTTGGCAGACGAGGAGACCGAGCTTTCGTTTGAACTCACAGAGCTACATCGCATCCAGATATTCAATCAGCCGCGGAGCATCGTTAGCGACATTCTGAGTCCTGTTTTCAAACTCGTCACAAAAGTGTTTTCGTTTTTATCTCCAAAGCCTTCATTCTCGTCAGCAGCAGATAACAACGCCAAAGAGAGTCCAAACAATAAGCTGACCGGTCAAACTAATATCGCCCGCACATATCAAGCGCGTCCAGATATTTACGGGCAGGTTCGCTCATTTCCCGACTTGATTCAGCAGTCTATGTTCGAGTTTACTGACAACATCAAGTACGTCACTGAATGGATGAACTTCGGGATCGGACACTACACGGTTGAGAGCGTACGATATTCAGAGTCCAGTCTTGGAGCTATCGCCGGAGCAAGTTACCAGTTTTATCCTCCTGGCACCGTCATCCCAGAAATCATTCAGGGATTCGAATTTGACGATGTAGACGGGCAGGAGGTGCTGGGGCCTAATGAGAGCAATAGCGAACAAGTAGCCACTGCAACGACTAATGATGTGGTATCAGGTACGATTACTGGCACATCCGCCGCGGTTAAAATCGTTCAGTCATCTGATTTCGACTATTTCTATGACATCCCTAAGCCTCTACCGGTGCAAGTTACCGTCAATGTGACACGCCATTTAGCATCTGGTGATGTGACTGAGAATGTCACGTTCTCTGCGTCGTTGGATGCTGCGACTGAGTCAGATGATGGCTCTGTTATTGACCCAGTTAAATACTTCACATTCCAGCTATCGGCCATCAACAGCCCAGTCGAGATACCATCTGGTTCGACTATCAACAACACGATATTCACGCTGACTGAAAACAAAGGGAATATTTCTGGGCCATACTTCGCGGCAATTGAAGGCGATGAGCTTTGGGTTCACCTGCAAGCACAGCTTGGTAAGCGAGAGGGCGCTGACTTCTTGTTGGAATATTGGGCTGTGAATGACGATAATGACAGAATTTCACCGACCTATAGCTATTCCAGCTTTGTATTTAACGCAAGTTACAATCGCGCTGATTATATATATGGCACATTCAAGTTCACACCTCCATACGGTAAAGCGCGATATGCGTTCCAGCTGCGAAAAACTAACAACAGTTCTGACAGCAATCTTCTGCAAATAGCAGAGGCGCACTCAGTAACACGCCGGACGAATGTAACTTATCCAAATGATACATTGGTAAAAGTCACTGTACGCGCAACGGAACAAGCTACCAGCTCACGTGATCGCAAATACAATGCACTCGTTACGCGTCACACAATCAGCTATGACATCAACACTCGCACAGTTGATTACACGCTTAGACCTTCACGCAGCTTTGCTGACGCAGTCGCGCATGAGTGGCTGGTCATAGGGAAGCAGCCAGAAGACACGATAGATTTGTACGAACTCTACAGCATCTATCAGTCATTGCCGGATCCGCTATTGGGATATTTCGACTATACGTTTGACGATGAGGATATTTCCCTCGGAAACCGCGTGGAGACTATCTGCAACGCGGCGCGAGTAATCGCGTACTGGGATGATGGTGTGCTTACGTTCGCAAGGGATGAGCGCAAAGAATTCCCTTCGGCGGTATTCAACCGCGCCAACATTGTCGCTGATGAGTACAAAATAAGTTACGACATGACAATGCCAGGAGGATATGACGGTGTAGAAATTGAGTATGTCAGTCCGAAAACAAACAAGAAGACCTACATTCGGTACCGCATTACTGATACAGAGATTGTAGAGCAAGCTGCCTTATCACCGTTGAAGATATCGCTAAGCGGCTGTCGCAATGAGTATCAAGCTAGAGATAGGGCGCTTCTGGAAGTTAACCGGCTTATCAGCTCACGCATGAAGATGAACATGAAGACGCTGGCGGATGGTGAATATGTTTCACCGGGCGAGATGATTGTTGTTGCCGATACATACGATACGAACCAGCAAGCTGGCTACATCGTTGCGCGGAACGGAAATGACTTTGATACGAGCGAGCAAATTAGCTTTGCTGGCGACATGTATGTCAGGGTTACAGACTCGATTGGCAACTCTACAGACAAAATCAGAGCATACCCACGCACAGACACCAAGTTTGGATTCACCGCAGCGTTACCGAATATCACGCTCAATATCTTCGACGGCTACAACGTTCAATCACCATCTCGCTATGTCATCGCCACAACCGCAGAAATGGAGGCCATGCGCTGGCGAGTATCAGATAAGAAACCCAACTCTGACGGCACGTTTTCACTGACGTGTGACGAGTATTTCGACGCGAAACCAGACTACAACGTCTAAACCAATACCAACTATCAATAACCCAGCCATAGCGCTGGGTTTTTTTATGGAAAAATTATGGCTACTACACCAACCAATCTGCCAGTCCCAAGTGAATCAGCCCGTGACCTGAAATTTAACGCAGGAAAAATCGATGAATTCGTTACCTCGCTTGCCCTGCAATATATTGACCGATTTGGCGGAAAGCATTACACGATTGAAGGTTTACGCAAGCTAGCTTTCGATGCCATTAGTGGCTTTGGCTGGATATTAGTTGAATCATTTGAAGATGGAGCAACACTGACGCTGCCAAACCAAGCGCTGCTTTGGGAATCAAATGGCGAGTATTACCGCTGGGCTGGAACATTGCCGAAAACAGTACCTGCCGGATCAACCCCTGACTCTACGGGGGGAGTGGGGCCTGATGCATGGGTAGGAATTGGGGATGCTGCGTTAAAAACAATGCTGGCCACTTCTGTCGGCTCAAGCATGATTGGCATGGCAGCAGGCGGAACATTAGATCAGGTGATCCAGTACGTCACCCCTGAGCAATTCGGCGCGATAGGTGATGGCACCGTTCATCCACTTTCCGAGCGTTATTCAACTCTTGCTGCGGCACAAGCCGTTTATCCATTCGTGACTGCATTAACTCAGACTATCGATTGGGCTGCATGTCAGGCTGCTGATAATTACGCTAGGGGCAAAACAGCGGTAAGATGCCCTTTCTACGCCAAGTACCATCTTGGGAACAATTATCTCAAGCTCTGGGAAAAAGCAAAATGGTACGGTAATGACATGCCTAGCCTTGACCGTGATTGCACCATGTTCATCAGGGAAGGGAGTACGGGGGCGTTTGGTCAAGATTGTATCGTAAGAGTGGCTACTGCCGAAGAAGTAGGAAGCTCTGATGAATTTGTTCGAGGCATAGTGTTCAAGGGATTCCGCCTCACAAGGAATCGCCCTAGAAGGTATAACAGTAAATATGACAGCACAATAGGGTTCCATGCCGATCATGCTCTCGGATTGCAAGTTAATATCAGTGTAAACGGATGCGAGTATGGGTTTCTAGGTTATGTATGCTGGAATGTTTCGGGGACAGTAAGGTTTGACTCTTGCCATAAAAGCCTTTGGTTAGACCCCGCCACAGCAACTCCTGAATATACCCCAGTAGCGGGGTCTGCTATGACGGCCGTAAACCTGCGAGTAGAAGTTGATGCTTGTGTGTATGGTCCGGTTATACGTCGAGCAAAATATGGGAAGTTATCTGGATGGACTGAAGGCATGATCGCCAATCCAACCACCTACCCGATTTATGACTCAGCAAATGAAACCGCGATTGCATTAACTACTTATAACTGTGACAGCTTTGATGTCACTGAGTTTGGTATTGAAGCATGGCAGGGTGTGCACGTATACAATTACGGTGGAAGTGTAACTATTAACGAAAGCTGGACACCAGATCAGGTGTTGCTTAATACCACAGGAAAGCATGGGCCATATCAGTCTATGTCAGTTCTCATGGGTAACACCGAACTATTCACTCTGCCAGCAACAGCTAACAGCATGCTCTATAACCTTAATGTTGGCTCTCTTACAGTTCGCAACCTTTCCGGTGATTTTAGCAATATGACTACCTATGGGAGCATATATTTTCTTACTACAGATCAAACATCACGAACTGTATTCGAAAACTGCGCGGTTTATTTTGGTAGCAATCAGGCTAGATTCGCACCGGCGTGGCGTGGAAACGTTGAGACTGTTGGCGGAAGATATATCGTGGACGCCATCACACCAAATGGATATACAAAAGTTGGATCTAACTATTTTGTTAAAACATCATGGGGATTAAAGGCGATAAATGGCGGAGATGGAAGGGTATCTATAACCGTAGGAACAGATACACCGGCCAATCTTAAGTTGCACGACGTGTCTGCATATGTCATAGCAAGCACCACATCACAACCTCTTTCCATAGCTGTGGTATCTATATCAGATACTGTAATATCCTTCCAAACAGCAGTAACCACAACAGCATTCAGTATAAACTGGAAGGCTTTTGTAAGTTGGTCAGCTTAA